CTTATGAGCAGATTCCCTTTTGGCGTGGGCTTTCGGTGGTTGGGAGGCGGCGCTACTCGATTGTGGGACTACCTGTGTGGGGATGAATCCGGTCGGGTTTTCTTTTGTATGGATATTAGTGCTAAAGATGTGTCTTTTAAGGCGAATGATATTGCTTGTCTGCTTATGTCCATAACTTGGTGTTTTAACCTTGGAGAAGATGTTAATTCACTTATAACCATTGTTTTAATAGAATGGTTGATTGCTAACACGGCGTACCATATTGTGAATTGGCCAGGTGGATTCCGTTATGTGATTGGAATCCTGTTCTCAGGAGACTATAATACCTCTTTCCTCAATACGTTGCATTTGATTGTTGTTCTTTGTTGCTATCTGAGACATGAGGCCCTCCTTTGTAAGGACGCTGGAGATTATGTTGGCGCTTCATTGTGGATTTGGGCTTTTACAACTGGTGACTTTCGTGCTGTTGTCCAGGGAGATGACATAATTGGTTCATTCAGCAAGGCTTTGCAAGCTCATGGGGGGTCACCTGATAGCTTGCGATCCTATATTCAGGAGAAGTTCAAGATGAAGATCAAGCCTGAGGCCTATCGTGTCAACGTTCGTCTTGACGTTGATGTCAATGAGTTTGGATTTGTTGTCACTAAGGACCCTATCGTTTTTTTGAAAAGAAATTTCTTTAAATGCAAAGTTGGAGATAAAATGATAATACGACCTTATCGGTGCACGTTGGACTATATTGATCGTATGTTTGTTTCAACTAGTGGTATGGTTACTGCGTATGATTGCATCGCTAAATATGTTGGACTTTGCTTGGATACTTTGGGTGTGAATATTATCGCTTATTATTTATGCCTACATTCGATCGCTTTCTTGATTGCTGATAAAACGTTGTTTCCTAATGGTTGTCAATCTCGTCGTCTTAATGAGCGCCTATCCGCGGAAAAGTTCATGCAAGAGAGGTTGTATAAGATGAACCTGAAGTATATGGAACCAGAGGACTACTTGTCACTGAGCCAGGATCATGCTCGTTTGCTTCGTATGGTCGACGGTGATATGATGAGTGAAGATGAGCAGCTCCTTACGCATTTGAGTCCTC